CCATCCACCATGTTGTTTGCGGTGATTGGCGGCAGCTTGAAGATCCCAGAATTCTATTGATCGCATGGTCTATTCTCCGGTTATCATTGATATGTCGCGTTCGTATACGCCGGAATCCTTGGGGAATCGTACCTGGCATCGCCACATGGGTCTTCCCATGGAGTCGGTCCAATCCAGTGCATAAAGCACTTTGGAGATCTTGGCCATCCCCTCCGGTTGTTCGCGTGTAAGGGGCTTTTGGTAAATCATAACTTCGGTGTCTTTTGCTGGGGTTTTCATGGTCTATTCTCCTCGCTTGGCGAATTGCTCGATCAAAAACCCCTCAGGGTGTAGTACTTCTGTTTCGACCGGCAATCCACCAGCGATTGGGCCAAAGCGCTTACGTAGGTCGATCAGTAACCGGTTTACTTGCTCGTCATCGCCGTTGTCATATATGTCGGCTTCAGTGGGGGTGAGTACGTAGGTCTTGCTCATGGTGTGCTCCTTAGTTTGATTGATGGGACTATGATCCACTATATGCAGTATATGTGCCTAGTATTGATTGCATGCTCTCATGATCGAATCTAGGCCGTAGGTGGCTACAAACACGCCCCAGGCATACATGCTCTTGGTTTTCTCATCTACGGCAATCTCGCCGCCTTTATGGTTAGCCATGGGGGATTCCTGGCCTGGGTTGATCGCGTAAACGTTGTAGCCCTTGGTGGTGGTGCCGATTTTGTTCATGATGCACTCCTGGTTGATTACGATATACTTCATATGCAGTATATGTGCCAGCGCCAACACAAGACGTAATCGCATAGACCGTGCCTGAAATAATGGCCGTACAGCGTCACAAAGTGCTGCAAATTGCGGCAATGGTCTTGACTTTGAGTGAGGCAAGACGAGAATACTGCAGCGCGCGCTGAAGCCCGGCCGCCCCGGGTAAAGATCCAGACAGTAAAGCTAAGGCTAGGCGAGTCTGGCAGGGGATAAAAGCGTAATGGCTAAGTCGCCATCAGGGACCCTAACAGGAACGCACCCGACAGCGGGAGTCGCCCCGCTGATACGCAATTAAACGCACGGGCTTAGGTCTACGGGCTCTAGATTTGGACTTTCCAATGAGGACCCAAGTAACAACGAAAGTGAGTACTAGCTATGGACTACTTACCTAAACTCCCAGAGAGCGCAACCCATGCACAACTGGTAGCCCTGCGAGACCGATACGAGGGCAATCGAGCCATGCAAAACGCCCTATCGCCTGCAGAGCATCGAGCATTTGCTAGAGAGTGGGTCAGAGAAAGACCGTGGTTGGGAACGCTGTCCCTAGGCGTTGGCATCCCGGTTTACTCTGGTGCCAAAGCGCTCTTGCATCTGCTGGGCAGGAAGCGGTGGTCAGATCCGAGCATGGCAGAAATCACGCAGGGTTATGCCGGGATTCTGGAAGGGCTGAGGAATCGATGACGTTTGACCTAGACAAACGGGGTGAATAATGCTCTGGCAGTGGCGTGGTGTAAATGTTTATGTCGCACCTTGGCAAAGAGTGAATTTTGAGTTGCTTCCAGCCGTCCATATCGTTGTCGGCCTTCCATGGATATGGTTCATTCAGTTTTCCATCGAATTCATGCGCTTTCGTGCTTGCTTAACTATAACGAGTAAATGGCGGTATGGGTTGTGATAGAGTGCGGTTTGTCTAGGTCGAAGTGAGAGGAAATCGTGCCAGCGGGTAGGCCGACTGATTATCGTGTGAAATTTTGCGAGATAGCACATAAAATGTGCCAAGCTGGCGCAACAGATCGTGAAATCGCGGAAACCCTTGGCATTCAAGAGGCTACGTTCTATCGGTGGAGGCATTCTCATCCAGAATTCAGAGAGGCCTTAAAACTTGGCAAGGAATCGGCTGACGATAGAGTCGAAAAAGCCCTGTTTCGTAAAGCAGTTGGTTACTCCGTCGACTCGATCAAGATCTTCCAGAACAATGGCATACCGGTTGTTGTGCCATATGTTGAGCACGTTCCTCCTGACACGACCGCGCAGATTTTCTGGTTGAAGAACCGCAAGAAAGCAGAGTGGCGAGACAGGCATGACATTGATATGACCGTGGCATCTGCCTCATTGAGCGACGCGGATCTAGAGCGCATTGCGAATGCCACAAGTAGCACTAAAGCCTGAGCAAGCTGCCAGCATCCTGCTAGACCGCCGCCGCTGTAGGCGAGATCTCCCTCACTTCGCCTCGCGTGTACCAGTACCGGGTTCGCCATCCTCCGACGTAGATCCCGAGGCACGCATCCCATTGATCGAGACCTCGCAGGCAGAGCATCATAAGCTGATCCTGCGCGAAATGCAGGCGTGCATGCAAGTCCCGCATGGGCGCTTGATGATCATGGCGCCTCCCGGCTCTGCCAAGAGCACCTATGCCAGCGTTGTGGCGCCGACGTGGTATCTGGGTACGCAGGCAGAGCGCAGAGTGATCCTGGCAAGCTATGGCGACGATCTAGCGCGCAGGCATGGCCGCAGAACGAGACAACTGCTCAGAGCCCCCGAGACTGTTGGTATATTGCAATGTACGTTGCAAGACGATTCGCGCGCCGCCGATGAGTTTGGCTTGACCAACGGTTCTGAGTACATTGCATGCGGCATCATGAGCGGCATCACCGGCAATCGAGCGCACGGTATTGTAGTCGACGATCCGGTCAAGGGGCGCGAACAGGCAGACTCTCAAGTGATTCGTGATCGAACCTACGAAGCCTATCAAGATGACCTACTCACACGCTTGATCCCTGGTGGCTGGGTAGTCATCATCAATACGCGCTGGCACGAGGACGACCTGAGCGGGCGCATCCTGCCTGAGCGCTGGAATGGCGAATCGGGTGACGCCCTGTGCCGTGATGGCAATGTATGGCGCGTGGTGTGTTTGCAGGCAGAGTGCGATACCGATACTGACCCGCTCAACCGCAAGCATGGCCAAATGCTCTGGCCGGAGTGGTTCGATGAGCGCCACTGGGCTCAGTTTAGGCTGAACCGGCGTACATGGTCTGGCCTCTATCAGCAGCGGCCCGCGCCTGACGAGGGTATTTTGTTCCGGCGTGAGGACATGGTGACCTATGATACGCTGCCCGATGGGCTGCACATCATCGGCGCTACAGACTCCGCAGTCACGCCAGATGATGGAGACTGGACCGAGCATGGCATCGGTGGTATAGCAGATGATGGCAGCATCTACCTGATAGACTGGTGGCGCGATAGAACTGGGCCAGAGATCTGGATAGAGAAGCAGGTTGACATGATCGTGAAGCATCGGCCGCTAGCCTGGTTTGGCGAAACAGGGCCGCTACGCAGGGCAGTCGAGGGCAGACTGAAGCAGCGCATGAGTGATCGCAGGGCGCCGTGTCGTATGGAATGGCTGCCTCACATTGGCGATAAGCCCACGAAAGCGCAGAGCATCATTGCGACGGCTGGCATGGGGCGCCTATGGTGGCCACGCGCGGCATGGGTGGCAGAGTTACAGCGTCAGTGTCTGGTGTTCCCTGCAGGCTCGCCTAATGATGGTGTAGATACACTAGGGCTTATTGGGCGCGGCGCCGATACGATCGGGCGAAGGAAGGCGCCGCCCAAGCCGAAACAGATCAATTACCCCGCCGGGTGGATGATGTGAAGCTATCAGACAAGCCCGATGAGCACATGCGCTGGATATACGACCACCGGCACCGTGACCACCACTCCCCCATGGCGCAGTATTTACGGGCTCGCAGGGTCGAGGCTTTGCGCAACGCCCCAGAATGGATGCGCTTGGAAGCGATGATGAACGATGCGCTTCTCTATCATGATGAGGCCCCAAAGAATGGCTGAGCAATACGGTACCGAAGACAAATCCTCCTCCAAATCGCGGGATGAGAAAATCCTCGAGCAGGCCATGAAGCATTGGAAAGCCTGCGAGGATGCGCAAGACCAGCGCGAGCTGCGCCGCGAGGACCTAAAGTTCTACCTGGGCGACTCTGACAACCAATGGCAATGGGACGCCGCGATGCTCTCAGCGCGCAAAGGGCCGGGCAGGCCGCCGCGCCCATGCTTGACGATCAATCGCGCCCCGCAGCACGTAAGACAGATCACTAACGAGCAGCGCCAGAACTCGCCCGCGATACGCATTCGCCCTGTAGACGATGTAGGTGATAAGGAGGTCGCTGAGATATACCAGGGATGGATTCGGCATGTTGAGCAACGCTCCGGGGCTCAGGATGCCTACGATACTGCATGCGACTTTCAGGTAATCACGGGAGCCGGGTATTTCCGCATCGTGACCGAGTACATATCGGACAACAGTTTCGAGCTAGAGGCGCGGATTGACCCGGTCTACAACCCATTCTCCGTGCATCTGGACCCGACCGACAAGACCAAGGATGGTAGCGGGGCGATGTATGGGTTTGTCATTGACGATGGCATGTCTAAGGACGAGTTCAAGCGCCTGTACCCGGGCAAGGAGCCCATGTCCTGGGATGATGACTCGGGTTGGAATACCGAGGACACGGTACGTATTGCCGAGTACTTCTGCATTAAGTTCGAGGATGACACGCTGTTGCTGCTAGACAATGGCCAGACTGTGCTGGAAAGCGAACTGAGCGGATTGGAAGTAGTGCCGGTCAAGACTCGCAAGATTCAGAAGCGCAGGTGCATGTGGTACAAGCTCACGTCGTTTGCCGTGCTGAGCGAGCAAGAATTCCCGTCCCAATGGATACCCATCATCAAGGTGGTAGGCGATGACATTGAGGTAGACGGCGAGCGCGTCATCAAGGGCGCCATACGCAATGCCAAAGACCCTCTGCGCCTGAATAACTACTGGGTGAGCAGCGAGGCCGAGGCCATTGCGCTGCAAATCAAGGCGCCCTATGTGGGATACGAGGGGCAGTTCGAGGGCCATGAAGACCAGTGGGCCATGGCCAATTTGGATACGCTGCCTTACCTGCAAGTACGCGCGGTCCCAGATCCGTCTTCGGGCCAGGCATTGCCACTACCGCAACGTCAGCAGCCACCCATGATGCCCACGGCATTCACGGCGGGCAAGCTTGCGGCCATTGAAGACATCAAAGCCGTATTCGGCCAGTACAACGCCTCTCTCGGGCAAACGAGCAACGAGACCAGCGGCAAGGCCATCATGGCCCGGCAGCGCGAGGGCGATACTGGGAGTTACCACTATCTTAAGAACCTGGCTATGTCTGTTCGGCATGGCGGGCGCATATTGGTGGACATGCTGCCCAGGATGAAGACGAAAGCCGGGCTGTTGCGCTTGATTGGCGAGGATGGCGCGGAGAGTGAGGCGAAGGTTGATCCAAGCATCAACCGCCCTATGGTAGAGGTGCGCAGCCAAGAGGGTAAGCTTCTCAAGATCTTCAACCTGGATATCGGCACGTATGACGTTGCCGTGACCACGGGACCGAGTTTCACCACCAAGCGCGCGGAGATGTCAGAGTTCATGACGGCGCTGGCGCAAGCCGATCCGACCTTGATGCAGAAAGCGGGCGATTTGATCGTGCGGGCTCAAGATGTGGCGGGCGCTGACCAGATTGCCGACCGCTTGAAGAAGTTTCTGCCTCCTGGCGTGGCTGAGCAGGAAGATGACGATCAAGATCCCAAGGCACAGTTAGCCCAGGCACAGCAGGCCATACAGGCCATGGAGCAGGGGCTACAGAATGCCGACGCCATGACTCAGCAAATGCAACAGGAAATGCAGAAGTTACAAGCCGAAAATGCGCAACTGAAGGTGAAAAACGATACTGGCGCCATACAGCTCAAGGCTGAGCTTGAGAGCATGGCGCAAGAGCAGGTGAATGCCTCAGAGACCATGAAAATGGAAGAGCAGCTTGCGCGTAAGAGTATAGAACTGGAAGTCGCCAAGCTCAAGAGCGCTCAGATGCAGTTGGATATCGAGAAAGAGCGGGCCATGCGAGAAATCGAGGATGCCTTGGCGCGGGCCGGGAATGGCGGGGAAGAAGGCGAGGAGGGCGAGGAGGGCGTAATCAATGGCGCCAAGGAAGACAATGGCGCGCTCATCGCAGCCAAGGAAACGTTGGACGGACTAGCGCAGGCGCAAGAGGCCATGATGATGGCCATCACGGCCATTCATGAATCCATGGCGGCGCCAGTCAAGAAGGTGAGCAAGTTCATTATTGGCCCGGATGGCCTGCCAGTGGGCATGGAGACCACGGAAGCCCCTCCAGACACGAGCAACATGACCAAGCAGTAAGACATGCCCGCTACCGTAAGCCACGTCTTAAGCGCGACCACGCCCGATGATCCGTCTTTCGAGATCAGGCCCAGCCACTGGAATAGCGTACATGCCATAACCCTCGCGCAGAACTGGCAGGCTACTGGCAACACGACTCAGAGCACCAGCGGCTCTGGCGATGGGATGTTTATCTCTGGCGTTGGTTTGGCAAGCGTTGGCGTATCGAATAACAGCCTTATTATTTCGGTGCCTGCCGGAGCGCCTTCTCCGGTTAACTTTTCGGCAGGGACGACCAGCAACAACTTACCTTCGGTCGTATTCTCAGACTCCAACGGCATCGGCTTTGGCCTTAATGGCAGCACGATCACGGGCAGCCATAACGGACTGACGAGCCAGAGTAACCAGGCCTTCAGCGCGCAAGGCGGCAGTAGCGCCTTCCAGACCCTGAACTTCGCTAACGCGAACGGCTTTACGTTCTCGAACAATGGCGGATCGGTTCAGGGCTCGTACACGGTCCCCGCGGCTTTCAGTGCCGGAATCAGTGGCGGCAATACCTCGGGCGATACGGGCACGGTCTCAAACCGCATCGTATTCGCGGGCGGTAACAACATCACAGTATCGGGCTCGACCAATGCAGGCGGGATGTCGGTCACGATTAGCGGGGCTGCCGCGGGCGGTGCGCAAACTGGGATTAGCGGCATCGTCGCCTCTGACACGACTTACACCAGCGGCACGGTATCGTTCTCGAACCAAAATGGTGTGACGATAGGCTCTAGCGTCAATGGCGCAACGCAGTATGTGCGCCTGTCTGTCGCCAACCAATCCAACCAGACGGGCGGCGTCTACGTTACCGCACAATCCACGGGTCAGTCTTCGTCCTCCACGTATGACGCGCGATCCCTGTCCATCGTCCCGGATGGCATTATTTCGGCGGGCTGGTCCAACGGTTCCTTCCGCATCAGCGCCACGCAAAGCAATCAGGCGTGGAGCGGTAGCAATGCATCGAGCACCTTTCAGACGCTATCGTTCAACAATGCAAACGGCGTCAGCTGGAGCAACAACGCGGGCGCTGTCGAAGCCTCGTATACCCGGCCCGTTGTCAGCAACGCCCTTCAAAGCGTAGGCAGTGCCACGGGCAGCGGCACGAACACAAGCAGATTCGCGGCCGACGATCACGTGCACGCTGGCGTCTTTAGT